GTTGCTGAGAAGGTTGCAACAGGTCAGGTCGAGTGGGAAGGTAAGATGGCAGATGCTACAGTGGATAGCTGGAAAGACGAGTTCGCCTTAGTAGTCCTGTTAGCTCCTGCAATTTTAGTATTCATCCCCGGTATGAGAGACTATGTAAAAGAAGGCTTTGAGATATTAGCCACACTACCTGATTGGTATCAGTATCTATTGTATATAGCTATATCTGCATCGTTTGGTATCAAAGGTGTAGGACAAGCAGCAAAGATGTTAAAAAAGAAATGACACAAGACACAGTATCTGCAATAAATAAAATAATAGAAGATTATATATTGCCTAGTGTTCAAATGCATGGTGGTCATGTTAAGTTACAATCTTTTAAAGATGGTGTGGCTACTATATTTTTAAGTGGTGCTTGTAGTGGATGTGCCATGTCAACGCAAACATTAAAAATGGGTATAGAAAATATGTTAAAGCATTATATACCTGAAGTTTTAGCAGTAGAGGGTATTGAAGATCCAAACTCTACTGTAAGTCCATATTATCAGTGATAAACTAATGACGTTAAAAGCTAGAATATATTTAAAATTATCATCTTTTATATGTAATATTGGCAATTACTTTTGGCATAAACACGTAAAAGAAATACGCAAACAGCAAATGGAGTTAGGTTTTAGGCGATGAATATAAACACACTGAGAGAAGAAATTGAGGCAGATGAGGGTGTAAAGTATGAACTGTACTATTGCTCAGAAAATCATTTGACCGGGGGTATAGGGCATCTTATCACAGAATGGGATATAGATTATTATGGTAAACCTATAGGATACTCTGTGCCTGAACAACAGGTACAAGATTGGTTTGTAAATGACGTTCAAGTTGCTATAGAAGATTGTCAAAGTATATTTAATTCTTTTGATAAACTACCTGAAGAAATACAACACGTATTAATTAATATGTCATTTCAACTCGGTAAACCTCGTTTATCCAAATTTAAGAAGATGATAGCTGCAGTAGAAGCAGAAGACTATCAAGAAATGGCAAATCAGATGGAAGACTCACGTTGGTACAAACAGACAACTAACAGAGCACAACGTCTTATAGATAGAGTTGCAGCACAAGGAATACCACATTGACAAAAAGAGAACTAACAGATAGGCAAAAAAAATTTTTAGAAGTATTGTTTGATCAAGCAGGTGGAGATGCAGTACAGGCAAAACTACTTGCAGGATATTCTGAAAACTCATCTACTTCAGATATAGTTGCGTCTATGAAAGAAGAGATCATGGAAGCGACACAACTTTACATGAGTCGCAACGCACCAAAAGCAGCAGTGGCTATGGTAAGTGGAGTTGACGATCCAACACAGCTTGGAATCAGAGATAGACTATCTGCATCAAAAGAATTACTAGACAGGGTAGGTTTAATCAAAACTGAAAAAGTACAAGTAGAAGCATCAGGTGGTGTTATGATTATGCCACCTAAAAAAGCAGTGGTGAAAGAATGACAGTAAGAAGTGCAGGACATTGGAAGTTACCCCAACCGACTGACATGAAAGATGAAAACGAGTGGATTGAGATACCAAGAATATCTAGAATAATACCTTTTGGATATAAACAATCTACTAGCGATCAAGACATATTAGAGCCTATATCACAAGAACTAGACAAGTTAGAGTTAGCTCGTAAGTATGTAAATCAGTATTCGTATAGAGAGGTCGCTAATTGGTTGACACAACAAACAGGTCGTTACATATCTCATGTTGGATTAAGAAAAAGACTACAGAATGAGCAACAACGTAAGAACAAAGCTAGAAGTCTACGCAAGTGGGCAGAGTATGCAGAGAAGGCGATCTTCAAAGCGAAAGAAATTGAAGAAAAAAGAACAGGTGCAAGAATCTAATGTTGTAGTTGAGGCTGTAGAATCTATACCTGAACAAGAACACAACATAGTTTTTAAACCAAACGAAGGACCTCAGACAGAGTTCTTAGCAGCATCTGAACGAGAAGTTCTTTATGGTGGCAGTGCAGGTGGTGGTAAAAGTTTTGCTATGTTAGCTGATCCACTACGCTACATGGGTCATCCTGCATTTAGTGGATTGCTACTGCGACATACCACAGAAGAACTAAGAGAACTTATATTTAAGTCTCAAGAATTATATCCAAAAGTTTGGAAGGGTATAAAGTGGTCAGAAAGAAAGATGCAGTGGGTAGCACCATCGGGTGCAAGACTGTGGATGTCTTACCTAGACCGAGATGATGATGTACTAAGATATCAAGGTTTGGCATTTAGTTGGATAGGATTTGATGAATTAACACAATGGTCTACTCCTTATGCTTGGGATTATATGAGATCTAGATTACGTTCTACTGCTCCTGACTTGCCAATCTTTATGAGAGCAACGACAAACCCCGGAGGTAGAGGACATCATTGGGTTAAGAAAATGTTTATAGACCCTGCACCTTATGGAAGACCATTTGATGCAACAAACATTGAGACAAACGAAGTATTAAAATATCCTGCAGGTCATAGCAAAGCAGGACAGTCATTATTTCAAAGAAGGTTTATTCCTGCTAGACTAACGGATAATCCTTACTTAGCAGTGTCAGGTGACTACGAAGCAATGCTTTTATCTTTACCTGAACAACAAAGAAGACAGCTACTAGATGGCGATTGGGATATTAAAGAAGGTGCAGCCTTTACAGAGTTTAATCGTGACATTCACGTTATTGAACCATTTAAGATTCCATCTAATTGGGTAAAGTTTAGAGCTTGTGACTATGGTTATGGAAGTAAATCAGGAGTTGTTTGGTTTGCAGTGTCTCCATCAGAGCAATTAGTTGTATACAGAGAGTTATATAAATCAAAAGTCCTTGCCACAGATTTAGCTGATATGATTCTAGAATTAGAGGCAGGAGATGGAAATATTAAGTATGGGGTTTTGGATAGCTCTCTTTGGCATAAACGTGGTGATACTGGTCCTTCTTTGGCTGAACAGATGATTTCTAGAGGTTGTCGTTGGAGACCATCAGATAGAAGTAGAGGTAGTCGTGTTGCAGGTAAAAACGAAGTACATAGAAGACTACAAGTGGATGAATACACAGAAGAGCCTAGATTAGTGTTTTTTAGTAATTGTATAAATTTAATATCTCAGATACCTGCTTTACCGATAGATAAAAAGAACCCTGAAGATATTGATACAAACTCAGAAGATCACTTGTATGATGCTTTAAGATATGGTATAATGTCAAGACCACGTTTTAGCATATTTGACTATGATCCTGTAGGCAGACCAAAAGCTAGTATGCCTGTAGCAGATTCAACCTTTGGATATTAATATGGCAGATGAAAATGAAATAATGGAAACCGATGCAATAGCATTAGATGATGTTGAAGAGGATACATCTACTGAAGATACGGATGTAAGTAACATTGTTGATTATGTTATGGCTAGATTTAAAAAGTCAGAAGACTATAGATATGAAGATGAACTAAGATGGGTTAGGTCATATAGAAACTACAGAGGAATCTATGGACCTGATGTTCAATTTACAGAAGCAGAAAAGTCAAGAGTATTTGTAAAAATAACTAAAACAAAAACTTTGGCTGCATATGGTCAAATAGTAGATGTGTTATTTGCTAACAACAAATTTCCACTAAGTGTTGACCCGACAAAATTACCAGAAGGAGTAGCAAAAGATGTTAGCTTTGATCCCAAAGAACCTGAAGAAATCCGTGGTATGGATGTGGAATCACCTTATGGTTTCAATGGCGATGGCATGGAACTACCTAAAGGAGCAACTGAAAAAAGTTTACTTGAAAGGCTTGGTCCTTTGCAAGAGAAGTTGCAAGATGTTGAAGGACTTAAAGAAGAAGCTGGTAAAACTCCGACAGCGATAACATTTAGTCCTGCTATGGTAGCAGCTAAAAACATGGAGAAAAAAATACATGACCAATTAGAAGAGTCTAGTGCAACAAAACATTTACGTAGCACTGCATTTGAGATGGCTCTTTTTGGTACAGGTATTATGAAAGGTCCTTTTGCTTTAGACAAAGAATATCCTAATTGGGATGACGAAGGCAATTACAATCCTGTATTTAAAACTGTACCACAGGTCAACAATGTATCTGTTTGGAACTTTTATCCTGATCCTGATGCATACAACATGGATGAAGCATTGTATGTTATTGAAAGACACAAGATGTCTAGATCAGAACTTAGAGGACTAAAAAAGAGACCTTTCTTTAGAGAAAATGTAATCAATGAAGTTATTGCAGATGGCGAAAACTACGTTAAAAAATATTGGGAAGATGACCTAACAGATTACAATCAAGAAAACTATATAGATAGATTTGAAGTCTTTGAGTATTGGGGTATGATTGACACTGATATGTTGATAGACCAAGAAGTAGATATACCTAATGAACTTAAAGAGTTTGATGAACTACAAGCAAACATATGGGTATGTAATGGTAAACTATTACGAGTTGTACTAAATCCGTTCAAACCTGCTAAAATACCTTACACAGCAGCACCATATGAATTAAATCCATACTCATTCTTTGGTATAGGTTTAGCAGAGAATATGGATGACACACAGACTTTAATGAATGGTTTTATGAGAATGGCAGTTGACAATGCTGTATTATCAGGAAACTTATTAATAGAAGTAGATGAAACAAACTTAGTTCCGGGGCAAGACTTATCTGTGTATCCGGGCAAGATATTTAGAAGACAAGGTGGAGCACCGGGTCAAGCAATATTTGGTACAAAGTTTCCAAACGTGTCTACAGAGAATATGCAGTTATTTGACAAAGCAAGACAGTTAGCTGATGAAAGCACAGGTTTTCCATCTTTTGCTCACGGACAAACAGGCATTACAGGTGTAGGTAGAACTGCATCAGGTATATCCATGTTAATGAGTGCAGCAGCAGGTAGTATTAAAACTGTTATAAAAAATATAGATGACTATCTACTAAAACCTCTAGGTGAGGGATTGTTTAGATTTAATATGCAGTTTGATTTTGATCCTAGCATAAAAGGTGATCTAGAAGTTGTTGCACGAGGAACAGAGAGTCTTATGGCAAACGAAGTTAGGTCACAAAGACTTATGCAGTTCTTACAAGTATCATCTAATCCTGCTCTAGCACCATTTGCTAAGTTTGATTACATTATACGTGAAATAGCTAAGTCTCTAGATTTAGATGTAGACAAAGTAACAAACAGTCTTCAAGAGGCTGCTCTACAAGCAGAGCTTATGAAAGATTTTCAACAGGCACAACCACAGCAACCACAACCTCCTGCAGGTGCTGACCCAAGCGATCCGACAGGAACAGGTGGTGGAACAATAGGAACGGGTGTAGCACCTACACCTGAAGAGCAAGGATTTGCAGGAAGACCTCAAGGTGGACAAGAAAATATTGAGCAAACTGAAACCCCTAGTGAGCAATCACAACCAATGGGAAACCTTCAGTAATTATATAGACGCTCTCATAGAGCAACAACATAAAGCTATAGAGCATACCGATAATACAACTTTGATGTATAGATGTCAGGGTTCTATAGCAACTTTACGCAGACTAAAACTATTAAGGGATGAAGTACTAAAGAATGTCAGTTGAAACTAGAAGAGCCGAAAGAGCACCTAAAACAGAAACAGAAAAACTGTTACAAAAAGAAAAAGCTAAAGCAGGACTTCAAGCTATGGCTATAGGTCCTGTAACAGGAGTTTTAGGTTTACCCTCTGATATATTAGACTTAGCAGATATGGTTAATGATGCTGTAGCTAAGTATGGTGAAGATACAGTTCTAGGACAATACTCTAAACTAATAAAACCATCTCTAGATAAAGTGCAAGAGAAGTATGGTAGAGAAGCATTTGATAGAGGTTTTACAGAACTTACAGGTATAAAGTCAGACGCATCTAATCCACCACAAATGTTAGGTGAGTTAATATCTTTAGGCACTTTAGCAAAGACAGGTGTGAAAGTAGCAAAGACAGTCGGAGAAACTTTTTCTGACACATATAAAGGTGCTAAGAAACTATTTGAAGATTCTACTATGCCACCGACTTCAGGTCCTAAGTTGGCAACAGTAGACGATGCACCACTACCTGAGATAAAAGAAACAGAAACTTTATTACAAAAACCTGAAAAGGTAGACAAAACATTTCAAACACCTACCACAGAGGACTATGGTAATTTACCCATTATCAATCCTAGTATAATAGGACTACAGACAGAGGTGGGTCAAAAAGCAATTAAGCAGTTTGAAAATTTAGAGAAGACAACAAATAAAACACCTGAAGAATTATTTGCAGAAACAGGGGTCTATAGAGGTCCTGATAAAAAATTAAGATATGAATTAGATGATCGAGGAGCTAAACTAACTAATAGTATTAAAAAAGCGTTTAAAAATTTTGACTCTGATGCTAAAGTAGAAGACTTAAAATCTTTAAATAGAGTATTTAGATTAGAGGAGGTCTTTGACTTTCCTGCATTATACAAACAGTATGATTTAGGAATAAAACGAGATGGTGTAATGTATGGACCAATAAAAGACCTAGAAATAAAATTTAAAAAAGTTTTATTTAATTTTCAAACATTGGGTGGTTATGATCCTGTAGATGATGTAATAGAAATAAATTTAAATGCACAGGCTTTTGGTTCAACTAGTAAAAAATTTCCAAATATACGAATAGATAAACAAACAAGACAAGCTAGAATTGAAGCCACTATATTACATGAAATACAACACGCTATTCAACAAAGAGAGGGATTTTTTAGTGGTGGCAACACAAAAGATAGATTAGCTAAAATTAATCCAAACTATGAACAAGACACAAAAACTAATAATGCTTTTTTACAAAAGGCACTAGATAAACTAGGGGAAAATAAAAAGAATAGATTTCCTATTGAATCTTTTATAAAAGAAAAAATAGATTTACAAGACAGAGCTAGTCAGGGTTTAGAGATAGGAGATTTTCGTAAATCACTTCTAGAGAGTAAAAAAGAAAGTCTCGATAATTTAGATATACCAAGTAAAGTAAAAGCAGCATATGCAAAATCTTATGAAAAATATTATAAAAATAAAAAAGTATTAGATGACCAAAATAGAAAAGCATACAATGAATATAGAGAAATATATGGCGAGAGAGAAGCAAGACTAGTAGAAAAAAGATTTTTAAAACGAAAAAAATTATTAGAAAAAGATACAGGATTAAAAAGACTATTTGGTGGTAGACGAGACAAGACAGATACAAGTTTAAGAGAAGACACAGAATTTGTAAAAGAATTAGGAGGAGTATCTCCAAAAGCAAAAGTTGTAAGAGATGCTGATGGAGAAATAATTGATGTAGTATCTAGTAAAAGTGAAATATCTTCTAAAGATTTTAAACCTGAAACTATAAGAGTGGGAGAGTTTCCTGCAAGTCAAAAAAGATGGTTCTTAGATGGAGATACTGTAACTTTATATCATGGCACTAGTAAAGAAAACTTAGAAAATGTAGCTACTAGTGGTTTAAAAGGAGATGCAGAAGGACTTGTATACACATCTCCTGATGTTCATTCTGCTACAGGTTATGCTTCAGTAAGAGGTGGCGAAGCGGCTAATTTAAAAGGAAGACCAAAATTAAATGTAGGAGATGAAAATAGAATAACTTTAAAATATGAGATACCTAAAAATGAATTTTTAAAATTAGTTGGAGATCCTGATAAAACACAAAGAAGTCCTACAAGTAAAAAAAAGTTATTTGGTAAAGACAGTAAAGAGTTATACAATAAAACAAAAGATGAATCTGCTAGTAATTATTATGAAGCCACTGAGATACGTTTTAAAGAAGGTGATATAGATAAATATTTAGTAGGAGCAGTTGAAAGAGTTAGAACTCCTAAATCACAAAATTTAAATTTAAATCAAGCTGATCCTGACATAGCAACAGCAAATTCCATAATAGAAAATCCTAAACTTGCTGAAGAATGGAAAAGTCAAAATAGTGTAAAACAAAAACAAAAACAAAATCCTGAATTACAAAAAGCCGCTAATGATTTATTAGATGGCAAGATAACAGGCAAACAGTTTAGAGAAAAAGTAAAAACAGTTAATCCCATAGTGCCTATTGGAAAAGTTCCACCTATTCCTTCTTTTACAGATATTGTTGGGTCGCTACTTAAAAAACAAGTTGAAAAAGGTGTATATGGATTAAATAAAGAAATACCTGATGGAACAAGAGTATCTTCTAGGTTAGACATACCTGCGTATGAAAGATATGATAAATGGATTGTTTCTATACATGATTCTTTTCACAAAGGAAGAAAGGACTCAATACAAGGAGAAGCCATAGCTTATGGTAAAACTATTGTATTAAATAATGTTTCATTTAAGTCTCTTCCAAGCAGAGGTCTTAGAATCGCGGCAGGTGCAGAAAAAAATACTATTGGCAGAATCTTTGGTGACATAAAAAATGAAGCTCCTGAGTCTGTTGCTAGTAGAGCTAAAAGACATCTTAATGAAGACGAGTGGTCAGAGATAGGATTTAATCCCTATCGACATGGCTTTTTCTACAATAAAGCTACAGGTCTACCTGTTGCCACTGCAGATGAAGTTGTTCAAATAGGACCTTTAGTATTAGCTCGTAATGCTAAGAAAATGACTATATCAGAGATGAAACAGACGGGAGCAGAGGGTCTCCCTGTAAGAGCAGGAAAACCTATAGAAGGTTTAAAAAATTTGAAAAGAACTAAAACTTTATTTAAGAAGGGTGGAACAATTATGAAAGAACAAATGGAATTATTTCAAGAAGGTGGACTTCAAGAGGAAGGTGGCACAGTTGATCCTGTATCAGGCAACGAAGTGCCAATAGGTTCAACAAAAGAAGAAGTCAGAGATGATATACCTGCACAGTTAAGTGAAGGAGAGTTTGTATTTCCTGCAGACGTTGTAAGATTTATAGGCTTAGAAAAACTAATGCAACTAAGACAAGAAGCAAAAGCAGGACTTAAAAAAATGGAAGAGATGGGTCAGATGGGCAACTCTGATGAAGCTACACTTCCTGATGATATTCCATTTACAGTAGATGACTTAGACACAAGAGAAGAGACAGAAGAAGAAAAAGTAGAAATGGCAAGAGGTGGTGTTATACAAGCACAGGCAGGAACTTTTGTAAATCCTAATTTTGGAACATTTACAAGACCATCGTATGTTGCACCACAGTTTCAAATGAATCAAGCACCTATGACTGCTCTACCTAATACACAACAAATATCACCTGCACCTGTTGGTGGGTTTACACCCACATTTTACAATGTTACACCAAAGCCTCAAACAGGTCCGGGTTCTACATTTCAAGACTTAATTGGCAGAAGACCGGGTCAATATGATGAGTTCCGTAAATATGTAAATGAATCAGGGATGATACTTAATATACCATTTAAAGATGGTGAGCCTTTGTATCCAATACCTGAAGGTTACACATTTCAAGACCCTGAAGAAGAGAAAGTAATAGATCCTAAAGTTACAGATGTAAAACCTCAAACTACTAAAGTTGTAGAGCAAGGTGGTGATGACCCTGATCCTACTACAACATCTGCAGTGGATTTAACAGGAGACCCTTTTAGTTATAAATCTATGTTTAACATGGATGCATTAGATAAAACTATGAAAGATATATCTTTTAATCAGCTAAACTTATTTGATCCAAAAGAGGCTATATCTAGAGGTATTGGAGGTAATATTAATGTTGGTAACATTACTTTAGATGCACAGAGACAAATTATGGAAGAAGTTAAGAAAGATTTACCTAAAGGTTATAACTTAGTTAACTTGCGACAAGATGGAAGAGATTTATTAGCCGAGAGATTAAATCAGGCAAAACAAGCATATGAGGATGTTTTAACAGATGAAGATGGAAAGGCTTTAAGTTTAGAAGAATTAGTAGCACAAACTAATAGAATTGGAATGGATAAATTTGGTAAGGAATTTAATAAGATTTCAGTAAAAGACTTATATCAAAAAGGAACAAACATAATAAACAAAAAAGCTATACAGGATATAGTTACATCAACTTATCAAGAAAAGAAAATAGAAAAAGAAAGAGCTAAACAAGTAAAGAAAAATGTTGAGACAGCTAGTTTTGAAAAAGATTTTAAAGATCAAGGACAAGATACTTTTGGTAAGGGTGTAGGTGACCCTTTAGGTCTTGATTTTGGAAGCTCTTATGATCAAGATAGTGATAGCGATGATTTCTCAGGAAGCATAGATGATGCAGGAGGTTCTTTTGCAGGAGATGACCCTGCTTTCCAACAAGGTGGACTACTAAAAAAGAAAAAACCCAAAGTTAAGAAGATGAAGCGTGGTGGATTAGCTTCACGTAAATAATCCACAATAAAAATTGACTTATTAAGTAAGTTGTGATATAATGGCTACTTATCCCCCAACAATAATTGGCTACGATAACCCCAAAGGAGAAACTAATGGCTGAACAAGCACAAGAGATGGTGACAAATGCTACACCTGAAAAAAAAGCATTTATAGCAAAGCGTTCTACTCACGAAGATAGAATAAAAAAAGACGAGGAAGAACTGCAACAGCTTTTAAAGGAGCAAACAGGTGACGAAGAGCAAGAAGAAAACAAAGACAGCATCGAAGAAAAAGAAGAACCTAAAAACGCAGAAGAACGCACCTTCAAAAAGCGTTATGGTGATCTCCGTAGGCATTCTCAAGAAAAAGAAAAAGAATACCAAAAAAGATTAAAAGACTTAGAAAGTCAATTAGATAATGCGGCAAAGAAAGAAATGAAGTTGCCAAAATCTGATGAAGACTTAGAAGCATGGGCAAAAGAATATCCCGATGTAGCAAAGATTGTTGAAACAATAGCAATGAAAAAAGCTAGAGAACAGTCTGAACAATTAGAAAAAAAGATAAAGCAGATAGATGAAATGAATATGTCTGCAGTAAAAGAAAGGGCAGAAGTAGAATTATTAAAACTGCATCCCGACTTTGATGAGATAAGAGACAGTGATGACTTTCACGAGTGGGCAGAGCAACAGCCTAAATGGATACAGGATGCACTATATGAGAATGAAAACGATGCTAGAGCAGCAGGTAGAGCCATTGACCTCTATAAGGCAGATAGAAACATTGGCAAAAAAGATACAAGCAAAGACGATAAGAGTGCTGCTAAAGCTATTAATACGAAAAGCAAGAAAACTGAAGTTGATGTTACAGAGACATCTAAAAAGATAAGAGAATCAGATGTTCAAAGAATGTCAGCAGATCAGTACGAAAAAAATGCAGACATGATAATGGAAGCTATACGATCAGGCAACTTTTTGTATGATATATCAGGTTCTGCACGATAATTGTTGACAAATTATTATTTATAAGTATAACTATAAATAACTAGAAATGTGACCCTTTTACAAGATACTCACATTTAATCAAACTTGGAAGCCTACCTAAAAGTATGAGCCTGTGTTTAAATAGCTAGTAAACACACAACCTCAGATACAATTAGCCGATGACGAGTAAATATGTAGCATACACTACGTATGCATTTGTTTATTTCAATGGAGATAAAAATGGCATTTAAAACTGCAGCAGGTTATGGTAATCTGCCTAATGGTAATTTCTCCCCAGTTATTTACTCTAAGCAGGTTCAGTTAGCCTTCAGAAAGACATCCGTTGTTGAAAATATCACTAACTCCGATTATTTCGGAGAGATTGCCAACATGGGTGACTCTGTAAAAATTATTAAAGAGCCAGAAATCACTGTCAAGGAATATGCTAGAGGTGCTAACGTACAGCCTCAAGACCTTGATGATGAGGACTTCACATTGACTATTGACAAAGCAAACTACTTTGCTTTTAAGATAGACGATATTGAAGAGGCTCACAGTCATGTAAACTTCTCTCAACTAGCAAGTGACAGAGCAGGTTACAGACTTAAAGACAACTATGACCAAGACGTTCTTGGTTATCTATCAGGATTTGCACAAGCATCTAATAATGCTGTAGCAAGTTCAGCTAACTCAACAGTTAACGGAACTAAAGCAGTATCAACTGCAGGTTCAGACGAATTGTTGACAAGCATGAAGCTAAGAAAAGATAGCTTTGGTAACATCACTACTTCAAGTGCTGGAGACCATTCTATCCCAATAGCTCCAAGACTAGGTGGTGCAACTTCTCAAGCAACAGCCACTGCAACTCCTTTACAGGTTATTGCAAGAATGGCAAGATTACTTGATACTCAGTTCGTAGACACTGATGGTAGATGGTTAGTTCTACATCCAACTTTTATTGAAGTCTTAAAAGATGAAGATTCACGTCTTCTAAATGGTGACTTTGGTGAGTCAGGTGGATTGAGAAATGGTCTAACTGTAGGAAAGATTCATGGCTTTGACGTATATATGTCAAACAACTTACCTGCAGTAGGAACAGGTCCGGGTACATCTGGAACTGC